AAGCATCACGTCAACCGGGTCGGACTTGCGCCGCGGGTTCCAACTGAACCAGATCTCCGAATCATCGGCACGGAATGTAGGTCGAAGCAGGTTGAGAGAATGGAGTGTGGCGGCCTGTGCTTCTTCCCACCAGGCACGTTTAAATCCCTCCAAAGACTTGATGGAGTCGGCCGTGTAGTCGTTCATGCCCTTGAAGATGATCAACCCGTTCCTGGGCGTCTGGATCACGTCACGGAAAGATTTAAAACCGTCTGTCTCCCCGAGCCCGAAGTTTTTCAACTTCGTCTCTATCAGGAGTTTTGAGGATTGAGCTAGATCCTTTTGCACCTCGCGGATGCATGCGGCCCTCATCCCCTCCCCACTCTCACCAGGTTCCGCCAGGCAGTCTTCGATCAGTTTTTCGGCCAAGAAGTGGGATTTACCGGAGCCGCGACCACCCCAAACGCCTTTGTACCTGGACGGCGACAGGAGGGGCAAGAAGACTTCCGCCGTGTTGATCTTGAGGGTTCTCATGGCTTAGGAGGTTTGATCACAGTGCGCTCGATCTTCTGGACGATCTCGCCAGTGATGTTGACATCGGTTTTTTCGGTGAAGAGTTTGAGGTGTTTTCCAATCAGGGTAAGCTCGGACGTTTTAGGCGAGAGTTTGAGTGTGAAGTTTCCAGCCTTATCCCACCCCCAACCAATGATAGCTCGACGGAGATCCTCAGGCAGGCATGGAATACAGGCAGGCCGGGTGATGTTGTACTGAGCTATCGCCCCTGGATCGTAGTGAGCCATACAGTCGAGCTCATGGAGAACTTTTTCGGCGGAAATACCGAGTTTTTTAGCACGTTGAGCCATTACCTGTTCCACGGCAGCCTTAACCTGCGGATTCATCAAGAGTGCGGATGCTTGCTGTTCCGCGCTCTTAGCACTATATCCCGCTCTGATAGCGGCTTGAGTGCCATTCAGGTCAATCAAATACTCCCTGACAAAAATAGCCCTTTTCGGCGATAATTGGTCGATTTTCGCTATTTCTGTCGTATTTGCCGGGTTTTCGCTCATGAATGAATGCCATACACCGATTTTTATTAGAATGCAAGGATTTTTGGTGGGAGCGGACGTTTTAAGGCTTTCAATGATTGTAACGATTTAGCTTGTGCGTAACTTTTGCCATAAGTGAAAGTAACTTTACACACCAACTACTTACACGAATCGTTACGTTCGGTTACAGATTCAGTTACATGTCTAACTTTTTAATTTCATTCAGGATTTAGCTCTCTATCTATCTATATCTATTAAAATAAAGATTTATTTATATAGGAGTATATGTTTTTTGTTACTTTTCCGTAAATATCTCAATGTTTAAAAATAAAAAATAGTGGCTAAATATCTCAGTATGTGTTTTTAAAGTTCGGATATATTATGTTTTTCGTTACATGCGCGGAATCATTAGCGAATTAACGTAACTTAGGCTTATATACGGTCACATGCGGTTACTTGTGGTGGGTGAAATCGCCTAAATTATTAATATTATTAGTATCTTTTCCTGTAACTGCGTGGTTACGGCCTGTCTTTCACCTGGATAAAAAAACTTGACAATAGTTTATTATGTTTGTATATTTTCACCAGGATAAATATTTATTATGGGGGTTTAAAATGAAGGTAAAGAGAGGTAAATTGGCGCGGAGTATAAAGAAATGTCTTAGGTGTGGTGCAACTTGGCTCTCAAGTCTCGAAAGACCTAAACAGTGTCCCTCTTGCAAACAAACCAAGTGGGACGTGTTGGCTAGGGAATCGAAGTTGAACCGCTCTATGCAGCAGAAAAACAAGCAGGATTCTGTTTTTGATGCACTCGGGAAGATAGGGAAATAAAAAGTGAGGTCTAAAAATGCGGATAATTATAGAAATGAGAATTTTAGCCAGACATAAAAACTGGGTATCAGGGGCTAAAATTACTGAGAGTATCGCTAGAAAAAATCCCAGATATCGCAGATTCACGGCAACAATATGTGGTTTTTCCGGTTGGAAAATCTATCAAGGTCTCTTGGCCTTTAATACTGCTGAAAAAGTTGTAGATAAGGTGCGTGATATCCGCAATAGTATTGAATCAGGCGACGAGTCGGTTTTTTACCATAAAGGATACTGGATCAAGGAGGGTGAGTAGCCATGCGCCGCGCCGAGATCTTAAACACCGAAATCTGGATCTGTGACCGCGACGAGGCGAACAAACTGGCGCGGGAACACCCGGCCGACCGCTGGCGGCTCTGGCTGGAGTCCGAGGTCGATGAATGGTTGCTGGCCACACCTGAAGAGTTGCAGTCCGTTATCGACCGGAAGCGGCAGAAGCCGGGACCTTATCTCAAAGAGAGGTTGTGATGTTGGAGGGGTTTATAGTCGGCCTGCTGGTAGGTGGCGTAATCGGCATGATCATCATGGGCTATCTGTGCGCCTCGGACAAGGGGAGGGTGTTGTAATGCCCAAACCTGACGAACTGAAATGCCCGCACTGCGGGGGGAGGTTGGCTGTACGGCTGGCAGGTTGCGTTGGCTTGCTGATGTGCGTTGTATGTGACAGGGGCGAACAGATCCAGCAGGTTTCCGAGCGCGATCTGTTCCTTTACCGGGCGAAGGTTGACAGTATCCAGGAGGGAGCACGATGAAACCATATCTGAGAAGCACCAGGGGACGTTACACGGTACAAAAGGAAGTGACATGGGGCGAGTGGATCAGCAACCGCGCCGCGGCGGTTTGGGCTTGGCTGTGCAGTTCCAGGGAGAGGAAGCCGGGGAACGCAAGGCGCAAGCGCCACACCACGCGTTGCCTGGGCGGCGATCTCTTCGGGGGACGGTTCTAATGGCCACCAAGATCGAGACACTGCAGGAGGCGTTGGATTTCGCCAAAAAGTGGGGGATGAAGGTTGAGGCGGGGTTTAGCCACTGGACGGTAACTTACCCGAGCGGAGAGGCCCACTGGATCATAAACGGCACTTCGGAAGCGGAACTGGTCAGGCGGATCGTGGAACTTACCTGCAGGATGATTTAAACCAGTAGATAATGGTAGGATCAGAAAGGCCGCCTCAAAGCATCGAGGCGGCCTTCTTCGTTGGTGCAGTGACAGCGGTATCGGCACGGTCAGGACATAATCTCCGGCGTGAACGTGGCGCAGGAGTCGGGCGTGATGATATTGTGTTCACAGTGCCTCTTGGCGAGGCGGTTATAATTGGCACAGTCCACCCTATCACAACTCTCCCACCCTTGCGCCGCGGCGAAGTCACTGGCAGTTGAAGCAGTCGAAGGAGCACCAAAGACATCGACGGTCAGCAGGCCATCCAGCACCTGAGCTGCGAAACTCTCTTCTCCGATCCCGCGGTTAGTCACCACGTTCACCCGTTGCCCCGCTTCGAGGGTTTCCAGGCGATGTACGGTGCGGCAGTTCGGACAGGTAAGGATAACGCCGCCAGCATCGCGGGAGACCAGGAACTGCGAGGTCATGCACTGATAATCGGTGTGGCCGGATCCGGGGACCCGGCCAGTGCAGAATAGGTTTTTGTTGATAGTCATGGCTGATTGCCTCCCGTTTTAAGACCTACGGCATTCATCCTGAAAATTAGATCCTGAAAAACCTTCTCCAGTTCCATGGCTGCCTGGTCTATCCCTTCCTCAGTATCTTCAGTCGATACGGACAAAGTGCTCATAATCTCGAACATTGCCCCGGCCCCGTTCATAAAGGCTTTTTCTGTCTCGTATTTTTGGACAGGCGGCGCCACAGATGTGAATGCCCCGCCGTAAATAAAACTCCACGCTGCTGAGATATTCTTAAATTTCATGCCTCCCTCCCCTCTAAAGTACATGTTTTTATGTATTCGGTTACTGAAACTCCTCGCCGCGCCGCCCGGTCCTCGATGCACTGTTTTTCGTGACGGCTCACCCTGATCTGAATCACCTCCGTTGCTGTTTTGGGGCGGGGACCTTTTGGGCCGCCCGCTCCTTTCCGCACACCTCCGCTTGGCATAAAATTCACTCCGTTTTGAAACTATGTCATTACTCTAGTTCTTCGTGGCCTTGGCATCCATTTTTCGGATCGAAGTTGTCACATCCTCCTATTGGTATCACTTCATTGCCTTTTGAAAGGAGATCCATGAACCTCTCACGCAGTTCGTGTGGTGTAAAACTGGTTCCGTCTTTACGGGTGATCCACTTGGTTGCATTACGCAGTTTTTCTGCCGGCCAATTGAGAGCACCACGTACAGACAGGCACATATGAAAACTTTGGTTTTTACCGGTCAGTCCCATCGCTAAACCTCCCCCGCCACAGCCCCCTCGAGCCAGTAAGATACCCCATACCCATCCTTGGCCAGGTTCGGCACGGCCGCTTTACCTTCCAGAATCGTCATGCCGACCACCGAGGGGATCTTGCACTTCGACAGCAACTTGAACAGCCCGTTCCTGCCGGACTTGTCGAGAATGTCGGCACCGTCGCAGATAACCACGGCGGCCTTTTCCTGCATCGCCATCGCCATCTGGACGATAGTTCTCACGCGGTACTGCTCGCCACCGGAGCAGAGAAAGTATGGTGTCCCCTGATAAGACCAGGAGAAATCCCCCTCTATGTTCACCATCGGCCAGCCCGCAACCGTGCAGAGGTACTGGAGCCCGGTGTTGAAATTCCCCAAAGCGTGCTGCAGGACTGAGGCGCGGACCCCACCCGGGGCGATGTGTCCGAGCAACTCCTGGTTCAGTTCGATGGAGCGGTGCAGCGCGTCGGATTTGGTCTTCGCCACGAAAGCGGCCAGACGGAGCTCATGCGCAGCCAGATCATTGCGGCAGGCGTCGATGTCCACGGCGGGGCCGTCCACGGCCTCGCCTATGCCCGCCAGTTCCTCACCGGCCTCGCTGGCCTCCTTCACGGCCTGGGCCGCCAGAGTGATAGCGGAGTTCCACTCGTTCACCACGATCTGGCGGGCATTCGTGAGTGCCTCGTATTCCGGCAGGATCTTGGCCACGGCCTGCTCGCATGCGATTATCTCCCGTTTCTGATTGCCGACCTTCACGCCGTGGGCGTCGAGTTCTGCCTGGGTCGGGCCGCCCGTCGTGTACTCGCAGAGGTTCCCTTGCGCGTCGAGCATCAGTTTTTTGCCGCAGGAGCAAAACAACTCCTTGGGCGGGGTGCCTGCCTTGGGTGCCGCATTGTTCAAGGTGGTGAGCGCGAATTGCGCCTGGGCCAGTTTGTTCTTCGCCTCGGTAAGGTCGAGACCTTTGGCCTTGAGCGCCTCATCGGCGGGGAGTTGCTGCTTCGCCCTGTCGAGTGCCTCCTGTTTCGCCGGGAGGGTGGCGGCGAATTCCTCCAGTTCCTGCCGGTGCACGTTGTCGACAGCAGTCGAGGCGATGGCGGTCTCGAGCGCGTCCTTGGCGTCAGTTACGCACGCCTGGAGCAAGTCGACACTGGCGCCCATGAGGTCCGAGGAATAGCCGTTCGGAATCCAGGATTCGGCAATTTTCTTGCCATAGTTGGCATGCGTGACGGCTTCCCACTGGCCCTTGAGGCGAGCCCCTTTCTCCTTGATCTGGCTGTGTGCTCCGTCCCACCCCTGGAGTTCAATCAGTTCCCAGAGTTTATCCAGGGTGCCTTCACCGAGGGCGAGCGGGGCGATGGCCCGGGCGAGATCCTCTTTAGTCGGGTTGGCCCGCAGATACTGGATCAGGAACGCCGTCCGTTTCTTGATATCCATCGTCACCAGACTCTCGATCCCCGCGGCGAAGGTTGAGCAGCACGGCGGCTGCCCGGTGGTGGACACCTGCGCTTTCGGCCAGGTCACTGTCGTGGTCCCCTCGGCGTTGGAGAGTTCGGCTTTGCCGGTCGCGGTCCCGGAGCGGACCAGTACACCGGCCTTGCTTTTGACGAGCTCATTGCCGTTCTCGTCGTTGATCGGAATAGGTCTGCCGGTAGCTGCGCTGGCGATGGCTTGGCAGATCGAAGACTTGCCCCCGCCGTTCTGGCCGGAGACCAGGGCGATACTAGTGATGTCGAGGGTCGCGCTGGCGATGCCTCGGAAGTTTTGTACTGTCGCTTGCATGCTGCCTCCTGAGATGGAATTACAGGGCACCGGAGCGCCCCGGTGGTTTAGAATAGGTCCGCCATCTGATTGGTGTCCACGTTCGCCGCGGGCTTCGCCGGCTCCTGTTTGGCCGGCTGCGACCCCACGCCGAGGGTATCCTGGATCATCTGACCTGTCGGCGCGTCCTGCTGGCCGGTGAGGTCGGGGAACTGGAAGTCTCCCTCCTGGGCTTCGTCCAGCATTACGCCGCAAGAGTCGCAGTATTCATGGCCGTCCGCCTCGTCGAAGCGGGAGGTCGGGTGTTCGCAGGGGCACTCGGCCATAGTGGTGCCCTCGCCCTGGTTCAACGCCGCTTTCTGCGCCGCCTCGGCCCGTTTCTGGTCTTCGAGGTCCGCCGCTGCGTCCTCGGCCATCTCTTCCTTGGTGCGCCGCTTGCGACCTTCCGAGGGCTCGCCGCGCTTTCGGGCGGGGGGGGCGAGCTGCGCCGTGCCGGTCTGGTGGCCGTCGACCACTTCGGTGCGCTGCGTGATTACGGCGGCCGGGTGCGGCTGACTGCCGACGCCGGTTGTCTGTTCGATCTGCTGGAGTCCTGCCAGCGGCGGAGCGGGCGTCACGTCAACCGGCTGGCGAACGTCCTCCATCTCCTCCCTTGTCGGCATCCCCATGGTGATGTTGGAGCAGTATACCTTGGCGAAAAACGACGCAGCCCTGTACATGAACATAATCGAGGGCATGGTCTTCCACTTCGACCCGCCTTTGTCCAGCCACCCCTCACCCTTCACCATGCGATAATCGATCCACGGTCCGAGGCAGACCTTGCCGGTCTTCTTCATGGTGGCGAAGGCGCGCACCTTGTAATCGGCGGCGTAGGGATCATCCCCCACCACCTCGTACTCCAGCGGATCCACGAACACGCCGGAGTCGTTGACAAGTGCCGTGATGAGTTTGGCTTCCATGCTGGGCTTGCCCTGGATGATCACCAGCGACTGCAGCATGGCGAAAGGCGCGATACCCATCCTGTCAGCCATCTCGATGGCGATAAAGCAGTTGGCGGGCTTGCCCTTGTAGCTCGTCGGCACCAGGTCGCTCTCGCTGAACAGTTTGGCCGCGCGCCAAATCTGGTCGAACGCTGCCGGGTTGTACAATGCGGGCTTGCCGTTGTCGATGCGCTCGACGGTGGCGACAGCTTTTGTTACGGGGGTTTCTTCGTTTGCCATAGTTACTTCCTCCTTGGGGTTGGTTCCCGATAGTCGGGGTTCAAAAGTGCTTGGCTGAAAACTCCGTGCTGGAGACACCCGATAGTCATCCCGAGTTGGAAGGATCGGACCCATCCGGGATTCATCGGCTTGTCATGAAAAAACACGTAATTCCCGGCGTAAATAACGGTGCAAAGTTCTTGGATGGTGAGGATTGTCCCGCCTTTTAGGTATTTTCTCTGTTTCATTTCCCCACCCCTCCATGCTGACAAAAATTAGTACCGTAGGCCGGGCAGTACTTGGGGCTGCATAGAAGCGAGCAAGGATTAGCAATGAAAGCCATTTCGATGTTCTGATTCGCCTTGTAATCCATCCAATCCCTTTTAACGTGGTTCACTATCGCCAGAGCATACTGCATCGACAGTTCGACAGGGTAAGACTGCGTTTGGCACTGGGGCTGTTGTTTTGACTTCGGGACTCTCTTGCAGAACTGGATGCGTAAATGCTGCAAGTCCTTAATAATCCCGTTCGACTTTGCCAACAGACCGTATCCGCCCAACTGGGCCGAATAATTCCTTGACAATGAGCCCGTCTTGAAATCCTCGACTCCATGGTCCTCTGCCAAGTCAACAGTACCTGTGAGGGTAAAGCCGTCGCCGGCATTCGCACGTAAAGCCAACTCAATTGCCGGTGTCCCGTCCGGCATTCTAAGCGGTACCACCGTTTTGCCTGGGCCGTTAATGTAGGCGCTGACAAGTGTGCGAATCTGCTGCTCTGCTACGTTGTGATTCGGCGTGGTGTCATCGAAAATACAGCCAGTTTCGGTTTCCTTCTTAAACGCTTCCATGGCGGGGCCGAGGATGTCTGCAGCTGTCGCCTGCTTTCGGTAAAATTTGGCGATCATGGCCTGCTCAACACCTTTGTGGGCTGAGGTACCCACGACTGCACCGACCGATGGCGGGAGCACGGTGAATTTATAACCGTCATCCTCCAGATGTTTTTTAAACGTCTTGGCCGCCGACCTGCGAGCGCAATCTGTCACTCCAGGCAAACCGCTACATCTGATGTTCATGGCAACTCCTGGGCTGCACGTTCGGTGTTGATGCTGTTGTAGGTGAACTGATAGACCAGGGCGGACACGGTGCATTTCTTTTTCTTGGCCAGACTCTTCAAAACCTTACGCTCGCTTTCCGTCACCCTGAGCGAAACTACGTGACATCTCTTATCAATTGACTTTTTCCCCATTCCTTTCACCTCCCCGTTTTTAGCCATGAAAAGAAGATACCAGAAAGTAAACGTTTACGCAAGGGAAAATATTTCGCAACGGTGTGTATTTTTCCCTTGACGTGGTATGCTTGCGGGGAGTAATTTACGTCTCGCGGAGGTAGCCATGAAAGTTAGCGGTTCCAAGATAAAAGAAATACGGGAAGTGAGGGGTGTGAGCCGGGTAGACTTGGCTAAGGTGGCCGACCTGGGTGAACGCAGGATCCAGCAGGTCGAGACGGAGCCGTCTTCAAACCTTAACCTCAACATCGCCAAAGCCATCGCCAAGCGCCTGGGCTGCAAGTTGGAGGATATTGCGAGATGACCCGTCAAGAGCATCTATTAGTTATCCTGGCTGAAGAGTGCGCCGAGGTCGCCCACCGTTGCAGCAAGGCGTTGCGGTTCGGGATGGGCGATGTGGCGCCGGGGCAACCTTATACGAACCACGAATTGATAAGGCATGAACTTTGCCATGTGGCCGCTGTTCTCGGGTTGCTGGCTGAAAGTGGTGCGGTTTCCGCCCGGTACGATGTCGTGACTATCATGGAGAAACGGGCAGCCATTGAGAAGTGGCTGGAGCACTCCAAGAGGCAGGGGACGCTGACGGTATGAAGATCACGCCCCGCGACTACCAGTTCAGGGACATAGACACCCTCCGCAACCATTTCCGCCCGGTGAAACACGGCGGCCTTGGACACCGGAGTGTGCTTTATCAGTTGAGCACCGGAGGCGGCAAAACGGCAGTAGCTGCCTTCGTGGTCGAGGGCGCCGGGGCGCGCAAACTCAGAGTGCTATTTCTGGTCCACCGGGCCGAATTGACCCGCCAAGCCTCGCAGACGTTCACGGCTATGGGCCTGGAGCACGGCATTATTGCGACAGGCTTTACTCCAGACTTCTTCGCCAACATCCAGGTGGGGATGGTCCAGACGGTCGTGAAGAGGCTCGGCAAGTTCCCCGCGCCCGACTTGATCATCCAGGATGAATGCCACCATCTCCGCGCCAAGACATTCAGCCAGATCATAGACTTCTACCCACAGGCAAAACTGCTCGGGCTGAGCGCCACACCTATCAGGCTGGACAAGCAGGGACTTGGCGTTAGTTGCGGGGGGCACTTCTACTCCATGGTCTCCAGTATCCCTCTCTCGGAACTGATAGCCCAAGGTTACCTTGTCATGCCGATCATCTACGCGCCACCGATCGGTGCCGATTTGGCGGGTAATAAAAAGAAGTTCGGAGACTTCAACCAGACCGAAGACACAGCGGCGCTCGACAAGCCGGTAGTGACGGGGTGCTGTATCGAGCATTACCGGAGAATCTGCGACGGAGCCAAGGCGATAATCTTCTGTTCCAGCGTGAAGCACGCCGAACATACCGCCGACCAGTTCAATGAGGCCGGTTACCGGGCGGCGAGTCTCGACGGCACCATGCACGAAAACGACCGCAAGGGGAGAGTGAAGGCCATCACCGAGGGCCGGATCGACGCGCTTACCAGTGTTGACCTGGTGAGCGAAGGCTTTGACCTCCCCTCCCTGAAGGTCGCCATCATGTTGCGCCGGTCGGCCAGTCTGAGTATGATCTTGCAGATGATAGGCAGGGTCCTACGTCCTGAGTACGCGCCGGGGTTCGATCTCACCACCATATCGGGCCGGCTGGCGGCCATAGCGGCATCAGACAAACCGAACGCCTATATCATTGATCACGTCAGCAACATCCGATTGCACGAATTGGAAGGTCTAGGGCTTCCCGAGTTCGACATTGAGTGGACCCTGAACGGCGAGGTGAAGAGACGGCAGGGGAGCAAGGACCCGGCGAAGCAGTACCGGCAGTGCAACAGTTGCTATCGCGTCCACCCTCCCGCGCCGAAGTGTCCTTTCTGCGGCTTCGAGTACAAGACCAAGGGCCGGGAACTGGAACAGGTCGACGGATTCCTCGAACAGGTTAACCCGCAGGATCCCGCCATCATCGCCCGGTTGCAAAAGATCGAAAAAGACCGCGCCATGTTTGACCGGATGAAGGAAGAGAAACAGTGCCGGAGCATCGAGGACTGGGAGGCTCTTGCCGAGAAGCGCGGTCATAAGAAGTCGTGGGCGCAGATAAGGTACAACATCGCGCAGCAGCGCAAAAACAACATGGGCGGCGCTCGGCTGCCGGGGGTGTGACATGAAACGCGAAGAACTGAAACCGCTGCTCGAAGCATGCACCACACTGGATGAACTGTACGCCCTGGCGGCCAGCCTGGGATACAAAGAAGGTTGGGCTCGTCATATCTGGGAGAGCCGCGGAAACCGCGTTGACGACCCGGGGCCGGCCAGTGAGTGAACTGGCGATGTTGATAATTGGCATCGCCATCGGTGTCAGTATCGGGCGGATCTTGTACCGGGATATCCCCACAGTTCCGAACGTCACCGTCGTGACTGAAATGAACGTGTCGGAGTTCTGGCGCAAGGCCGAGGACTGGAGGGCGAGACAGCGATGAGTGAGACCACTATCCAACGCGAGATCATGCTCGCTCTAGGCCGTCACCCGAACGTCAGGATCTGGCGAAACAACACAGGGAACGCCGTGGCCGGCGCCCGATACATCCGTATCGACAAGCCGACGACTGTCACACTCCAGGCGGGTGACTGGATCGTCAAGCATGGTTCCCGCATCCAGTACGGGCTTTGCATCGGTTCGTCCGACCTAATCGGGCTGCGGGTTATCAATGGGGTAGCTCAGTTCCTCGCCTGCGAAGTGAAGGATAAAGGCAAGGCTACTCCTGAACAAGAGAACTTCATCAAGGTGGTCCGGTCCCTGGGCGGCTGCTCCGTTCTCGCCCGCTCCCCCGAGGAAGCCGTGTCGCAGATCGTTTGTGGGGAGTTGGGGTTGTGAATTACTACAACGACTTTGACAAAAACTCAGCCCAATTTATCAGGGCTTATCTGGAAATCTGACCCTGCAATGCACCACCTGACCGAGGAAGGCCCATGGATCAAACCGAGTCACTGATAGCATCCACGCTTTTCTATTATCCTGAGACGATCCCTGACACGGTTCAGGCGATCACCTCAGACATGTTCGCCAGCGCGTCGGCGCGGGAATTGTTCGACGCTATCGTGGTGCTCCAGGCAACCGGCCAGGAACTGACATTTTCGAACCTGGGCGGACAGGTCAAACCACAGACGCTCTCGGTCTTCATGGCGATAGACGAGCCGCCGACGAGTGAACTGCTCAAGTCCGCCCTGCGGAAATTCAAGCAGGCTCACGCCCTGCGGCGTATCTCCAAGTTGTCCGCTGCGGTTCAACAGGCCGTCGAGACAGGCAACGACACGGCGGAACTGGTGGCAGAGCTGCACAAACTCCAGACGGCAGTTCCCGATAGCCTCACGATCTACGGTGTGGAAGGATTGAGTCGTCAAGGTCAAGTCCTCCTTTTCTTCGATAAACGCTCACGCCAGTTAAGTGAAAAGATTTTAACCGACGTTATCCCGATTGCAACCACTTCTAATATTAAAAAGCTTTCCCGCTTGAACTTATCTATCCTGCGAGGCCGCAAGGTGATCATCTGGCGCGGGGAGCACCAGGAAGCGAGCGACCACCTGTATCACCTCCTGACTAAGGCCGGGGCGGCCGGGGTGCGGGTAATCCGGAATCCCTCCGAGCAGGCGGCCAGTTTCGGCATCATCGAGGCCGTGGAGCACGCCGGGTGGGACGCAAAACAGATCTTCGGCTACATCAAGGCGAACCTAGTGGATCCAGCCAAGGACGAGGAAGAAACCGCCCTTGCTGCGCAGGGTTCCCGCCCTTATGAGCCGGACGACACCGACCCGCTGCCGGATCACTCCGACGCTCCGTACCAGTGCCTGGGCTTCGACCACAACGTCTATTTCTACCTGCCGCACGGTTCGAACCAGGTCATACCGCTGCGGGCCGACCAGCACAGCCAGAGTCACCTAATCACCATCGCCCCGCTGAACTGGTGGGAGTCCTGCTACCCGGGAAAACAGGGGGCCAACTTCAGCGCCGCGGCGAACGCGCTGATCCGGCACCAGGAACGCAAGGGTGTCTATGACCCTTCCCGACTGCGCGGCCGAGGTGCCTGGGAGGACGCGGGCCGCTCGGTGCTACACCTGGGCGATGTCATGTACGTTGACGGGGCGAAGATCGACCCGCACGCGGTTAAGACGAAGTACGTTTACGAGGCAGCGGCCAGCATGGAGTACGACACACCCTGCTCGCCACTGCCAGTGCGTCCGGCTGCCGGCACCCGAGGTGCCAGTGAGTTCCTGGACCTCTGTAACATGCTCACATGGGAGCGGCCGATTTACGGCACCATGCTGGCCGGCTGGTGTGCGCTGGCTCCGATCTGTGGCGCCCTGGACTGGCGGCCGCACATCCACATCACAGGCGGGGCCGGGGCGGGCAAGACCACTGTCATGTTCAACATCATCGCGCCGGTCGTGGGGCCGGCATCAATCAAACTGACCGGTTCGATCACTGCGGCGGCCATCCGGCAGTACGCCGGTTGCGACGCCCGCCCGGTGCTGGCCGACGAGTTCGAGGCCGAGAAGGAGAGCAGCACGAAGCGCATCGAGGATATCTTGGAGCTCGCCCGGGCCTGTTCCTCGGACTCCGACGCCATCACCATCAAGGGGGGAGCGGACGGCAAGGCCAAGGTGTACCGGTCCCGGCTTGCGTTCTGCTTCTCTTCGATAGGAGTGAACGCCACTCAGTACGCCGACATTTCCCGCGTCACCGTGCTGTCGCTGCGGGCCGGGAGCGCCGAGAACCAGGCGGCCAACGACCTTCACTTCAAGAAGATCGTAGCGGCGATCGACGACCTCTTGACCGAGGAATACTGCTGCGCCTACCGGGCGCGCATGGTGCAACTGATTCCGATCATCAAGCGCAACTGCAAGACTTTCGCCTCTGCCGTGGCCGTTACAGTCGGCACGCAGCGCACAGGGGATCAACTCGGCGCGCTGTTGGCGCTAGCCTACGCCCACACCTCGAACCGGGAGATCACGGCGGAAGAGGCGCGGGCATGGATCGAGGCCAGGGACTGGAGCGAGTACACGAACCGGGCGGAACAACTGGACGAGTCCCGGTGCCTGTCGAAGATCCTGGAGACCATCGTCAGGGTACAGGGGATCCGGCAGACCTATGACCTCAACATCGGGGAACTGATCCACATCGCCAACGGCGGGACGCATGACGTGTCCTCGGACATCGCCGACACGACGCTGCGCCGGCACGGCATCAGGGTGGATATTTACGGCTCGACGGTTTCGATCTCGAACACTCACGACGCCATCAAGAGGTGGCTCGACAAGACGCCTTGGGCGAATAACTGGCGCCAGTTTCTGGCGCGCATACCGGGAGCGGAGAAGACCGACACCATGCGGTTCTCACCGGGGTCACCGCCGAGTAAGGCCGTGGCGCTGCCGTTGTCGGTTTTGGGGGAGGCGTGACTGGCCCGTATTATCAGGACGAATGCGTTACGCTCTACCACGGCGATGTAATGACGCTTGCGCCATCACTCTGCCTCCACGCAGATGCTGTGATTACCGACCCGCCTTACGGGGAAACTAGCCTTGAGTGGGACAAGTGGCCGGAAGGCTGGCCAGCAGTGGCTGCCAAAGTCACCTCACAGATGTGGTGTTTCGGTTCACTCAGGATGTTCATGGATAAATCCTACGATTTGAAAGGGTGGAAACTCGCTCAAGATATCGTTTGGCAGAAACATAATGGTTCTAACCCGTCAAACGACCGGTTCCGTAGGGTAACCGCAGGAGTGGAGCGGTTCCTTACCGAACTGGTACTGGCGAAGATGGAGAAGCGCCCGGTACAGGTAGTGAAACATGCTTTTAGAGACAGCGGAAGGGAGGCTTAACTGTGCCCCCACTAAGGAGATATGAGATGAAATGTCAATGCTGCGGCACTATTGACCATCGCAACCAGCAGGGCCCTGTCACCGTCTTCACCGTAGAGGGACTCTGCACCGTCTGCCGCGCCTGGTTCGTCGGGATCGGGATAGAGAGCAACGTCAGTTACAAGCACTGGGCGCTGGCACCATTGAAATTAACCAGGGCTTCGGCCCATAACCAAGGTCCAGGAGGGACGCAATGAAAAGATCAGAATTTATCAAGTTGTTTAGTGTGGTGGTGGCGAGTACTTTGGTTTTAGTTGGGAAGAA